CATTTTACAACCGTAATATTGCTTTGACGAAAAGTCGTCGCCCGACTTCATGGATTCGGTCCAGATAAGCTTTTTGTTGTATCCCATTCCCATTGAATTATTCCCCCTTTTCAGATTTTACTTTCGACCAGTTTTTGACTAGCCTATTGATTCCAGGTTTCCCGCCTTGCGAAGTATAGGTCGGGGTGTGATTTGGAAACGGCTTCAATGGCCTGGACCTTCGTCGCTTCCGTGTGCGCGTCCATGTATTTTTGAACTTCGTTGTCGAAGTCCGTCGGGCCCGCGCTTCGGGTTGTTCCGATTACCTTCCCCGCTTCAACGGCCAGGTTGTTCGCGGCTTCCAGGGCGGCGAACTGGTCGTCGGCGGCTTCCTTGCCAGCCTTTGATTCTATGTCGGCAAGCTTGACCGCGTGTTCGGTCGGGGTTCCTGGAATAGACGTGAATTTCGCTGTCTTTTCCTTCCAGGCGGAAAGGGCGGTTTGACTGTCCAGTCGCTTTGTCAGGTCGGCGATTTTATCATTCGCCTTTTGAAGTTCCTTCGCCAGTTCCCCTTCCATTTCTTCAGGCGGAACGACGGCGGCGGCGGCTTTGTCAATCAAAGCCTTCAAAGCGGCCGTGACTTCTTCTTCGGTCGCTTCTTCGCCCAGGCCCAATAATGCGGCGATAACTTTCAGTTCCATTTGATAATTTCCCCCTTCTTTGTCGTTTTTATCCAGGGCGTCATTCCCCTGGTCCTTTGCGGCGCGTGATTCGGGGGACCCGTCCCCCTGGTCGGCGGTATGACTTCCGTTGACCATGCGTTCGAATAGTTCGGTTATGTTCCCGAACAATGCCCTGAATAGCGGCGCGCCTTTCTTCCCCTTGATTATGTCCGCGACCTTCCCTTTGATTTCGTCGAACTCCGAACGAAGGGTCGCGGGGTCGGGTAATTGTTCGCCCAATTTGAACGAATATACCCGCGCGCCTTTCCTGGCCCCGCCGAATACCAGGGCCTTTTCAAGCGTCGCGCCTTCAACTGCTGGTTCTTCCGCGCCTAGTAAAGCGACGCCCGTTATGACGGGACCGTATTCCCCGATTGCGTCTTCAATCTCGACGGACACGTTCGAATATTGACCGCCTTCGATAAGGTCCGCTATCGGTTCAGGTATGTTTCCGAAAGTGGCGACGTTCCAGTCGCCATTCCGTTCAAGGGCCGTTATATTGCCGACTTTACATTGACCCTGGCCATTGTCGCCCGTGACCACTTCGACGGGGACCCCCAGGGCTTCGGCTATCTTCGAATTGAAATCGTCGGACGTGTGTCCGCATTTCACGGGTACCATGACGGGAACCCCCGCCTTGAACGCCAGGACCATGTTGTCCAGGTCTTCGCCCGACCAGGTCCGTTCGTTACCCGCGCTATCCGTCCAGGTCCCCAGGGCGAAAACGTACACGCCCTTGACGGTTTTCATGTTCGGGGCCTGGTATTGTTTGACCCAACCGAAGGCCGCCTTTTCGAAGCCCGCTTCCAGGACCGCGGCTTCCGCTAATTCGAAAGCTTCCTTTTCGGGCTTGTCAGCGACCAGGGCCGCGTCGTAAGCATTCAACCAGGGTTCGGGATATTTGGATTCCGACAATGTCGTCGGCCAGGTTCCAAGTATCTTCTTATGTAACCAGGCGCAAAAGCCTTCGGGACTGGACTTGCTCGAATTCTGAACAACACAATCGTTGAAATCAGCGTACGGTCCGAATGGCATTATTCTGTACCCCCTTTTTAACGGCGTCACATGGACGCCAGGCTTGCGTTACCCGTTCGCCCGAACACAACGCCACAAGCCCGCAAATGGGGCAATCCTGGAAGGACTGGTTCCCCATTCCGCGGGTCAGGTCTTCGTTCACTTTCATTTCGTTGTGACAATTCGGGCACTCCATTTCCTTTGACCCCCGACCAGGTCGGAAAACAAAACAACCCCGAAGGACGGTCAATCCGTCTGTCGGGGTTGGTCGGGCCAACTGTGGGCGGTCATTGCCGCCTATATTCGATTGTTAAACTTGCGCCGCTTCCGCGACCTGGTCCTTTCGAACATTATCGGTCCGTGAATTGATAATGTCAAGTAACGATTGAATCGGGATAATGGCGACGTGCTTTTCCCCATGTCGGCGGTCCTTGATTACCAGGTTTTCGCCGACGACCTGGGCCAGCTTTTCGGTTCCGCAACAATCGCAATATATGACGTCGCCGTTTATCATAATTCTAGTCTTCCGCCAGGGCGCAAAGTTGTTTCGCTGTGACCGCGTCCAGGGTATAGTTCAGTTCCTTTGAAACGGCCGTGAATTCAATATCAATGGACGTTCCGTCGTCCTGGGCCTTGAAGCTATTCTGGAAGCCCCCTGGCGTTGTGGTCCCCGATATTTCGCGGAACTTCGAACTTATATCATGGACCTGGCCTTCCGCGTCCGTGACCAGGACTTCGGTCCCTTCCGTGTTCCTTGTGATTCTCATTTTATTAGCGTCAGCCATGATTCAATTCCCCCTTTTCGTTTAGCGTGAAGGCTTTCCGATTGGCCCCTTGCCGCCGCCCTTCCCCGTTCCTTTGCCTTTTCCCCCGCTTCTGATTTTACTTCCAGGACAAGGTTTCGTTGCCATGATTATATTCCCCCTTTCGTTTAATCGTCATATACGCCGCGTCGCCATTGGCCGTCGCGGTTGACTTCAATGTGACAACGACAATTCCCGCGACAAGTGACTTGTCCAGCGGGGACGGTCGGAAGGGACCGCCAGCCGTCTTTGTATTCGCCCGCCAATTCCGCGCAACCGTAGAATCCAGGTGACGCGTGACAATGGACCGCCCGCGGGTCCAGGACCCAACGAACGGGTTCAGGCGGTAATCCCTGGGAAGCCCGTTCGTCTTCGCGAACGCCGCCCAGGGTCTTTTCGGTTTCGAATATAGCGACCCAATAACCGCCCGCATATTGCGCGGGCATGGAACGCCCCGCCAGGGTCGCGTTCTTAATGGCCAGGGCGACGGACTTTTGTTGTTCAACGGCCAGGCCGCCGATTCCGCCAACGGCCAAAGGAAGGGCCAGGGCCAGGGCCAGGGTCAGCTTTTCATGTATCCTGGGGACCAGGTTCTTTCGAATCAGTTCCACGTTGTCGCGGATTTGTCGGTCAGTCGTTACCAGGACCGCGGGAAGTTCGTATCGTGAACCCGCGGCGGTCTTTGCCGCGGACTTGATTCCCGCCGACTGGATTTCGACCAGGCGCGCTTCCAGCTTTGGGATTTGCGCGTCCAGGTAAGCTTGAAGTTCAGGAAGGGGCTTGCCTTCTTTGGTCAACCTGGCCAGGTCCCGCTTTACGGCCGCGGCCCATTTGTCATATACCGCGACCAGCTTCCGTTGTTGACGGTTGGTCTTTGTTTCGTAATCCCCCGAACCGATTCGTTGCTTTTGTCCCGCCTTCGGCCTGGCGACGAAATGACGCTTTCCACGGGGCACGTTTCGAATGAACCTATTCCCGAACGGTATCGGGATTCGCTTCCCCGCGAACCAGGCGTCCAGGTTGTTGACTGTGAAAAGTTCATTGACGGTCAAGGAAGGACGCGCTTCTGAATTAAGATATTTCAAAGTCAAATGGGGCTGGTATTCGTGTTCCTTCGAATAGGTAATATTCGCCAGGTCCAGGGCAACGGCCAATCGGCGGCGGTATTCTTCCAGGGAAGGGGAAACGACGACGGCGAAAAGCGGACGTTCGTCGTTTTCTTCGAAGACGTCGGTCCCCGCCAGGCGTATTTCGAATTCTTCATATTCCGCCGCCAGGGAAGACGCCAGGCGACGGATAATGGTCCGCTGGTCGTCGTTCAGGTCGGCGTTGTCGTAAAAATAGAATAAGGTCACATGAAGGTCTTCGGGCGGTTCCCCGCCTGGGATAGCAATTCGGGCCGCGACGTTATTCGGAATCGTTACGGCCAGCATTGCGCCTTTGGAATTCGCGGCGAATTCCGCCTGAATAGTCGGCCGACGTTTCAATGCGACGCCCATTATTTCGCCCCCGCTGTGACCTTTCCGTCCAGGTCCTTGACTTGCTTCCCCAGGGCGTCCAGTTTACCAGGAAGGTCGAACAAGCCGCCCATTGGCGGTTGTTCAATATCACGAAGGCCCCCGCGTTCTTCTTCGGGAAGTTCGGGAAGGTCGGCGATTGCCCGCAAGTGGTCTTCGTCCAGGTCGGTCGGCGTAAAGATTCCCGCGCCCTTCGCCGTGTTCAATGCTGTGATAAGTCCGTTCAGGTCAACGGTCCCTGGCTTTTCCCAAACAATCTTCGGGTATCCCGAAATACCCGACCAGGCGTTGAACCTGAAAAGGTACGGGACCAGTTGAAGGTTCCAGGCTTCCAGAAGGTAACGCTGGACCGCTTCCAGAACAAGCGTGAAGAAGTCCTGGGAACCTTTGACAAGCGACTGTGTCCCGACGCTTCCCATGCCTAGAATCAGGAATTGCGCGAAGAAGCGCATTAGCGTTATTTTATGCCAGCGGTCAATTACCTGGTTGACGTCGTATATCTTCGACCCGCCGCCGTACGCTTGAATGTCCACGCCAGGCGGGGCGATAAGGTAAGCTTCTTCGTCCTTCCGAAGGCCCTTCAATGCCTTTTTCAGGTCGTCCATGTCGGCCGTTTCGAAGTTGTCGTCGGTCAGCTTCGCGTACGGCATACCGCCGACGTCCCGTTCGATTCCGATTCCTTCCAGGTCTTCCAGGTTCCGCGCGAACTTATAAGGCCGATACAAGGCCCGAAGAATTGACTTGCCTTGCGGGTTTCCTTTGCGTCCGCGGAAGGTGAAGTGAACGCATTTCGAAATCGGTATCGTATAGGTCCCGCCGAAGTTCGGGTCCCGCTGGACGAATGCTTCCAGCTTGTCGTTTTCGGCTTCGTTGTATTGCCAGCGGTCCAGGCTATCTTGACCGCGCGGGTCAATGTTCTTCAACCATAAGCGGCCGTCGGCCCGTTTGTCCAGGACGATTTCCGACAAGGCGAAGCCGAAGTCCAGGCATTCCAGGGCGTCTTCAACGTGTGATATCCACGTTTGCCCGTCCATGTTGTTCATTACGTCCCACAACCAGGTCGCGGCCGCTTCGTCGTTCGGCGCGCCCCCTGGGGATTGTTCAACGTCGAACTGTGCGGCCTGAAGTGGAAGCTTGATTGCGTCAACCAGGGCCCCGCATATCGGGTCGTCGCGCATTTCCAAGTATAGCTTGACTTCGGTTGACCAGTTCTTGATTGCGTTCAGGTATTCTTCGCGGATTTGGCCGCCGATATGTTTCAACCCCGTGACGCCGATTATGGTCCGAAGATTCCCGCCCCCGCTGTCGTCTTGATGATTAGAGGAACGCCGCCCTTGTGTATCCAGGCGGCGTCGTTGACTTCTCTTTGAATTGGGGTCGGGTGCTGTATAACCCCTTCGTGAAGGTTTCGTTCCTTGCTGTGTCATATAGTTGACCCCCTTTGATTATTTCGGGCCTTTTCAAAAGTTTACTTCCTATTACCAGGGAAGTCAATCACGCCAGCGGGACTTCCTGGTTTCGTGTTCAACTCCCGCCCGTCCAGTCTTCAATCGCGGCTTCAGGTATCGCAACCCGTGAACCAGGACGTCCACAATATCGTCATGGGCCCCCGTCGGGAAGTTCCCGACTTCGTTCAGGAAGTCGGCCAACCAGGGGGCGAAGCGGGGAATCAGGACTTGTCCCGCTTCCATGACGCCCGTTGTCGTGTGGGCCCGTGTGACCTTGTCGTCCACGGCCTTGATTGCCCGAATCGGGACCTGGGCGTCGCGGCGTAATTGCTGAATAAGGGATATCCCCGACGACTTGTCTTCGATAATGACATGGTCAGGATTCCATTTCGAATATTGCGCTTCGGTCGCGCGGACAAGGTCGGGATATATGACCCTGGCGACGTATAGGTCCAGAAGGAAGTATCGCCGCGGCTTCGCTGTGTATCCGATTGTCAGGCAAGCGGAACGGTCATGCTTTTGTTTGTCCTTTTGGGCCGTGTCCCATACCTGAACAATGCGGGACCAGTTCTTCGGAAGGTCTTCGTCGTCGTATGTCTTGAACCAGCCCGTCTTGATAATCCCGCCGCCTTCAGGTTGCGGGCGGCCGTCATATAGCGCGGTCCGCCAGTACGGACCAGCGGCGGCCCTGGACGCTTTGATTGACGGCGCGTCGTACCGTTCAGGCCAAAGGGCTTCCCCTGGTTTCCGTCCCAGGGGGTCGTTGTCTTCGGCCAGGGCGGGAAGGTTTATGACTTCCCAGGGGTCGGGTATAGCGTCTTCGTCCAGGAAGGCGTCTTCGTCGTCTTCGGGCGGATTCCCCAGGACGGCCCCCGCCAGGTCTTGTTCATGCCAGCGGGTCATAATCAGGATAATGGACCCCCCAGGGGCAAGCCTGGTCCTGGCGACGGACCGATACCAGTTCCAGTTCCGCTTCCGATACACGGGGGAAAGGGCTTCAGCGTCGTTTTTAATCGGGTCGTCAATGATAATCAGGTCGAACCCGCGACCCGTGAACGGTCCCCCGATACCCGCGACGAACATTCCGCCGCCGTATCCCCGAAGATTCCAGCGGCCCTTCGCCTTCGTATCCTGGCGAAGTTCCAGGCCCAGGTCTTCGGCGTTTTCGTTGATTGTGTCCTTCGCCTTTCCGCCCCATTCCGAAGCGTATCCCATTTCGTACGACGCCAGGCCGACCTTCTTCCAGGGGAACTTCTTCAGGAACCACACGGGCGTATAATGCGACACAAGTTCTGATTTGCCATGTTGGGGCGGGACCGTGAAGACGAAGAAGCGCGAACCCAGGGCGATTTCGGATATTCGGTCGGACAAGTATTCGATATGACGGGGCCTGGTATAGGACCCGCGGGAAAGGTACGCGCCGACCGTTGACGGCGTCCTGGTCCAGTTCCGAAGGTCTTCAGCTTCGCGGACATTTACTTCGGTCGCGGCGTCTTTGAATCGGTACGGCGTTCGTGTAATCATTCGCATTCCCCATTATATCCGCTTATGGTAACTTCGACCAGGCCCGCGAATCGGTCGGGTTCCTGGTCAACCTGGTAATCGGGAACGGGAATGATTTCCAGCCCGACGCCGAATCCAGGGACCAGGGGCTTCCCCAGGGCCAGCTTGACCCGTTCGAAGACGTCCTGGGTAATGAAGAAGCGATACCTGGTCGGGTTTGAATCCAGATATACCACTTCGGAAGGGAAGGGGCCGCCCGTTGTAACCTGGGGCCGCTGGACCACGGTTCCAGTATCGTTCGCCGTTCGTTCGCCCTGGTTGTTTTGAATAGCTTCCGAACGACCTTGATATTCCCCTTCGTCAGCGGTTGCCCGCAAAGCTTACAGTTAGTCATTACCCTTCCCTTGTGTGATTTGCTTCGTTTGACTTTGGTTGTAATATTGGTTCAGTTGTTGGTCCGCCCTGGTAATGAATTCGGCTTCCCGCTTGCGGACCAGGTCGGGCGTGTCGTTCGTGATTACGTTTACCGCCAGGAAGACGGCGAATATATCCTTGACCAGGGGCGGAAGGATTTCGACGATAACTTCCGCCTTCGACGTGGCAAGCCCGCGCGCCAGGCGTTCGCCGTACTGGTAAGATTGCGCCAGCTTCCCGATTGTCCCCAGGTCAATGTCCAGGGTCCCGTCCAGGCCCGACGCGACCTGGTCTTCGATTTGCTTCTGATATTTCCGAATCCCCGCTTTGACCAGGGTCCCGATATCCTGGAATAGTTGGGCGTGTTCGGTATTCATTCGTTCGACCTGGTCCTGGATTTCAACGAACGCCGCCGATTCATGCCTGGCCGCCCGTTCCAGAATGCGGGCTTGCCAGTTGTATTCCGACGAATACCGTTCCAGCGTCTTCAGGGATATTTCGCCCCCAATACCGCGGACAAGGCCCCAAAGCCTTTTCAAGGTTCGGTTCGTCCCCATTTGTTCATATACCAGGAAGAAGTATTCCGCCCGTTCCTGGGCGCGGACCTGGTTCCAGGGACGGCCCGTCCGTTTGTGATTCTTTTCCTTCTTCGCGCCGTTCATGCTTTGTCCCCCTGGGTAACAATGACGTTTCGTTCCCCCTGGGCGACCTTCCGACAATGCTTACAGATAACGACGCCAGGCTTCCGTTCGTGAAGGTCCAGGGCCATGTTCAGCGTTACCAGTTCAGCGGGTCCGTCCGCCCCCTGGCATTGGCCCAGGACTTCGACGTCGCTGTATTCGACGGCTATCCAGTCACAAGCCCGAATCGGGTATCCGAACGGTTGACGGTATATGTGGACGCGGTTCCGCTTTTGTCCCCCCTGGCGGGCGATAAGGTCGGGTTTCGGTTTCCGAACAATTTCCATGACGGGGCGGTATAGCGGCGACTTGTGGGCCCGCCAGTTCGCGGGGTTCCCGTCGTGTTGGTCAATGACGACCAGGTCCCCGCGTTCATACGCCAGTTGGATTTCGGCGGGGACTGGCGCGTGACCGTGTTCCCGAAGACGGACTTCGACCAGCTTCCAGGCGGCCAGGACCAGTTCAACGCAAATGAAGTCTTCGTCGGTTTTGTACGGGATTTGTGTCGGATAGACGGGCCGCGGCGGAATGTGAAGGGTTGCGATTTCCTTCAACCAGTAACCCAGGGCCCAGGCGAATATCTTCGCGTATAGCTTCCAGTCGTATGAATGACGACCGAACCTGGACGATACCTTGAAGACGGTTTCCCCCAGGGCGGCGGCGTCTTCACGGTTCACGCGGAAGACTGTATATTCGCGGTCTTTGTACCAGGACAAGCGGCCGACGGCGACGCCCTTCCCGATTGATTCCAGGATTTCGTAATCGTCCCCGATTCGGTCCCCGATAAGGAAGAAGTGGAACAAGTCCGTTGACGGGACAATGGCGTTCTTCGATAACCAGGGAAGAATCCCTTTCGATTTCACGCCGACAATGTCCCCTGGTTGATAGTTGACGCGTCCGCGCTGGTCAAATGCTAGATTCATTTCAAGCGGTTTCATGGTTTCAATACCCCCTTTCCTTTCGCGGCTTCGTCCGCTTCTTTGATTGCCTGGTTGCTCATGCCAGGCTTCGGGACCAGGATTGTCGGTCCCGTCATTTCGGATTCGGGAAGTTTATCCCCTGGCGCGGGAATCGTCGTGTGGTCCAGAATGAACAAAACGTCGGCGATTAGTTCCCTATGCCTGGGACACGCGTTCGGCTTGTCCTTTTCAATCAGGAATATTGTTCCGCAACCAGGGAAGGGACACTTCCCCCGTGGTCGCGCCTTTTCCGCCAGGCGTTCGGCCTTTCGCCTTTCCTTCCTGGATAACGGCGGCGGTCCTGGTAAGTTTCCGCCAGTTGCGGCGGTTCCCTTTTCTGTGTTCATGCCTTGTCCCCCTTTCATGCTTTCGTTTCGAATATTGGTTCCTGGTATCCTGGCGCGACGTCAATATGCGGGTCGAAGAATCCCAGGCGGCCCGAACAAATGACGGGGAAATCGTAAAGCTTCGCGTCCTTCAGAATGAAGCCGTACATTCCCGCTTCATGCCAACGCGAATATAAGTTGTCGTTTTCTTCGCCGAAGCGGAACTTACAGTCAACCAGGGTCGCTTCCCCGATTATCGCCCCGCGGACCAGTTCGGCGTTCCAGTATCGGGTCAAGTTGCCGCCCGACAATCGGGCCGTAATCCAGGCGTCGCCCAACCCTTGAACTTTGATTTCGCTGGACTTGCCCGCGTGAATCAGGAAACGGCCGCGGAACTTCGTCGGCCAGGTTCGGTTCTCGACGTCCTTCAGGCCAGCGGCGCATAACCAGGCCCAGGGTTGCCGTAATGATAACGCCTTCACTTCGCCCCCCTTTCCGTCTTCAGGAACTTTTCCAGGACGACGGGCCAGGACTTCGGGACCCCGTGAAGGACCGCTTCAACGTCCGCGTAATGTTGCCAGTCAACCCAACAATCAGCGCAAAGGGCCAGGTCGCCCCCGTTGAAGTGCTTCACAATGGCGACTTCCCCGCAACGCTGGCATTTGGGCGACGGCGCGACCTTTTCGAAGATATGCCAAACGAAGGGCCCCGTTTGAACGGTCCCGATATAATCCAGTTCGTCCAGCGGGTCTTTGAAGGGTTTCCCCGTCCCGTAGATTCTGAACATTCGGCGGACCTTCTTCGCTTCGTCCGTTCTACTCATGGCCCAAAGACAAACGGTTTCGGTAATGCGGCCGTATGCCTTCATTGACCCGAACCCGTGGCCAGGATTGACTTCGGTTGTTTCCTGGCCGACCTGGACCTGGACCGCCAGGATACGGGAACCCTGGGGCATTTCCACTTCGACCAGGTCCTTGACTTCAATCGGATACTTCCAGATTGTATTCATTTCGGAACCTTCTTCCCGTTGGCGTCCCGCTTCCAGGCGAAGCCGCCCAGGACGTTTCGCGGGCGGCGTAGTGGTTGGGCCCCTGGGACCCCGCGGCATACTGGACAAATCGGGTCCGTTTCAAGCGTCCAGTCAACTTCAGTCCCGTTGATAACTTCGTTTCGGGCCATGTTCCCCCCGCATTTCGTACAAACGATTATATCCATTTGCTAAAATCCCCCTTTCTGATTCCTTCTTCCTGGCCCATATACCGCGCCAGGTCCTTCTTCAGGTAATATGAAACGTCCATGCTATTCAGTAACATTGACACGTTTTGACCGAAGTTCTTCCAGTCAACCCCGTTGACCTGGTATTGTGTCGGAAGCTTGTTCTTATAGTTCAGCGGTCCGACTTTGTAATGGTCAACGTATCCCGCCGTCGCTTCAATCAGAAGGAAGGTTTCCGTCGGGTCAATGACTGGTTCCAGGGATACCCAGGTCGGGATTCCCCGCTTGTTTGCTTCCTTCAACGCCTGGATTCGTTTCATTGGCAAGTCCGCCCGTGGTTCCCAGGAAAGGGACCGCTTCGGGTCCAGGAAGGTCAAGGTCACGCCGAACGCGTCGGCGGGTCCCAATAGTTCGAAGTCCCTGGTCGCCAGGGTTGGGGCCTTCGTCAGGATTGCGACGGGTATCCCGTATCTGTGAAGGGCTTCAATCGCCCGCCTGGTAATCTTCATTTCCTTTTCAAGCCGCTGGTACGGGTCGGTCGTGAAACACAATAGGACGTGACGGTCGTCGCCCTGGTTGTTCATGCGTTTGGCGTCCTTTTCAATATCCGTGACCACGTTCAAGCGGGCCTGGGGCCTGGCGAATTCGTCGCGGGGCTTCCTGGTCACGTCGGCGGCGTAGCAATAGACGCAACCGTGGTCACAACCCGAATACAGATTTGCGGCCAATTCGAAGTATTCCCTGGCGCGGCCTTTGGTTTCATATATGATTGACATAGCTTTTTAACTTCCTTTCACGGAACGACCAAAGTTTGAACCCGCTTCCTGGGCCCGTTCCGCGACGGCCGTCGGAAGAATGATGTATCGGTTTTCAACCAACCAGCGACGGGCCCTGGATACCAGGTCGGGGTTCGTCGCTTTCATATACCAGTCGCGGAATTCTTCAATGTCCAGGGTCTTCGGTAATGCGTCGAAGTCCCGCCAGTAATCCACGACCAGCATTCGGTCTAGTTCGGACACGGTCGAATAGTCGGAATATAGAACGCCGACGTTCAGCATTCGGACAATGTTTTCGGCTTGCGCCTTGAATACCTGG